TGGCCTCGATCACGAGAGCGATCCCGCGGAAGATGCCGTTCGCGTTCAGGCGGAGGACTGCGTTCGAGATGTCGGCGATCGGGGTCGCTGTGGCGACGACGGACATCGCGGCAGTCGCCGCGGTCGCGTTGAAGCCGGCGCCGCTCATGGCGGACGCGCAGCGGATTTCGTGGCCGATCGCGAGGTCGTCGGCGATCTGGTTCGCGGTCACGGTGGCAACGTCCAGAAGGGCGTCGTCCTGTGCGATCGCGAGCTCTAGGTCGTCGATGGACACCTCGAGCCCGTACTCTTCGCACTCGAAGCTGGCGCTCGTGTACTCTTGCGACGCGCTGGCGAAGTTGGCCCCCGGGGTCCGGGGCTTCGCGAGGTCGTTGTCGAATTGGTTCGCCTCGATCTTGACGTACTTCCCCTTCGACGTGCCGACAGGCACGACGGGAAGCATCCGTTGACCGGCGAAGGCTTGACGGTCAACCTCGTTCACCGCTTGCGAGATGATCGGGCTGAAGTCTGCGTTAGCTGATGCAAATACTGACATTTTTCAGGTCTCCTTGATTAGGTTAAATGCTGCTGCATCGCGACGATCTCGATGACATCGCCGTCCACGCTGGACGCCTCAAGGGCGAAGCCGCAAGGGTGATTTGTTGCGTCGGTCCCGATCTTCCCGTCGCCGTCCGTGTAGACTTGATCGCCGACGGCGATCGCATCCGATCCGGTCAAGACCTCAAGGGTCCCGGCACACTGGAGGAACTGGACCGTCCCGTAGCCCGACGCCTCGACGTCGGCGATTGTGACGCCGATCAGGGCGTCGGTCGCGTTATCGCCAGCGACGGAGATCTTCCCGGCGCTGTCGAGCTGGACCAGCGAGTACGCTGGGATCGCTGCGGCAGTAGCGAGGAAGGTCCGGCTGACCGCGGTCTTCGTGGTAGTAGCCATAGTTCTTTATTTGTTGAATAGTTCGGGGTGGGACTTGCCAACGGCGAGGACGGCCGTCGAGCGGCTGTCCTTTGGGTTGGCGAGAATGTAGTCGTCGATCAGGCCGCGGAGCTGCTCGGCCGTGGTCAGCTCTGGAGTCTCGTCCGCCTCCTCGATCGGCTCGGGGCCGACGTGGAGCTTCTCGAGCTCGCTGATCCGGTCGCGTAGGGCCTGAATGTGGGCCCGGAGCTCCTCGATCTCGTTCGGCTCTTCGTCGAGGGCGACCTCCTCCGTCTCGGCGGATGCGTCGACGGCGATCTCGGCCTCGGCGGCCGTGGGTTCTGGCGCTGGGGTGCTCGCGTCTAGTTCAGGAGAGACTTCGTCCTCCAGAATCTCGACCGGCGCCGGCGCCTCTTCAGGTTCTGCGAGCGCTTTCTTCGGGGCCTTCTTCTTCGGTTTGGGCTCCTCGACTGCCGCCGGCTTCTTCGCCGGGGCCGCCGCCGGGGCCGCCGCCTTCGCTTCTGGCTGATGGCTTGCGCTCTCCGCGGAGAGGGTGGCTGTGTTTGCGTTCATGTTTAGATCGTCTTCCAGAGTCCGAGCGTCTACATCGAGGGCGGAGAAGAGGCTCGGATTCGCCGCGGGTTGGTCCACGAAGTCGGCCGAGGAGATCGCGGTCGGCTCTACGGTCGGCAGGCTGAAGCGCGCGGTCTCGGGTCTCTCGGTCAGGATCGAGAAGTCGACGTCGTCCTCCTCTGTCTCCCAAAAGAGGCGCCCCTCGAACACGATCGAGACGCCGAAGAGCTCCGGCGCCGCGCTCGCCATCTCGAAGAGGCGGTCGAATTTCTCGGGCTCGTACTCGCGGAAGGCGTCGAGCGCTGTGAATTGTCGGGCCTTGATCCGATCCCCGTCGAGGTAGAAGCCGGAGAAGATCCCGGCCTCGGTCAGGAGACGGTCGCCGGCGCTGTCGCTGTGCGTCAGGTAGGCGGGAAGGTTGGCCCCTGCGAGGAGGGTCATCGCGGACCCGAGGGTCCGCTCGCTGATCATCATCTGATGGCCCCGGGCGGTCCCGGTCGTCAGGATGTTCACGTCGTACATCTCGCCGCGGTCCCTGTCGGCCAGCCCCGGGCCGGCCTGTAGATGGTGGCGGAACTGGATCCCGCCGGCGGACATCTCGCCGCGCTTCTTCGCGATCGAGTCGAGCATCTTCCCGGCCGCGTTGAAGATCTCGGTCTCGTCGTTCTGGGCGGAGCGGGACCTGATGGCCTTCAGGCCGTTCTCGCTGATCGTCTTGAAGTCGTCCGTGAAGGGATAGCGGAAGTGGGCCTTCGTGTCTGGCTCCGCGTCCGACTGGCGCCCCATGTACCAGCGGCCGAAGTCGGCCAGCCCCTCCTCCTCGAGGTAGGTGTTCTCGGCGCTCGCGCTGGGCCCTGACCAGCTCGCGCTCTCTGAAATTCTGCCGGCCCTGATCAGCGCGTTCCCATGCTTCACGGCGGCGCTCGCCATCGAGACGGCGAGGGCTTCGAGTGTGGCTTCCATCATTACCTCCGGGGGGATCCCTTGCCCTTCTTCTGCTTCGGTGCAGGCGGAGCGGGAGCTGGCGCCGGTGTAGGTGCGGGGGTTGGCGCCTCGTCGTCGGCTTTCGCCTCCTTCTTCTTGCGGCCGCCGCCGCGCTGGGCCTTGACCCAGTCGGCCTCGGCGGTCGTCAGTCGTGCCCGGAGCTTCTGGTCGTCCGGATGGTCAAGGGCTTTCTGTGCTCGTGGTGTCATTTTGTTTTTGTCCTTGTAGTTGCTGGGATTGGGCGAGGAGCTCGACGAAGTTCGCGTTCGCGAAGGTCTGGTACGGGTTGAACAATTCACGCCAGTCCTCGAGGCCGAACTCGGTCGCGAGCTGCTTCGCTTGTTCGATGTTGCGCGCCTTCTGGCGCATAATGTTGCGCGCCGTGTCTCCGAACTGACTCGCCACGTCGTCAAGGCTCAAGGCCCCGAGCTGGAGGTAGCGGATGTCGGCGTCGACTTGCGCGGCGCGATTGATCCAACGGAAGCGGGGAGGCTGCCATCGGACGCGGAAGGGGTTGTCGACCTCTGAAGGGATCGAGATCCGTCCGTCGGCGACCCACTCGGCGACCTTCCAGCGGTAGATCCCGGTCATGAAGTGGGAGATCTGTCGCTGGTCGTTCTCGAGGGCGTTCTGGTACTGAAGGACGACGCCCTGCGAGGCGCTGAAGCTGCTCTTCCCGATGTCGTTCAAGAGGAACTCGTAGGGGATCCCGACGGCGGCGCCGATCGCTCGGAGGCGCCAGTTCAGGAAGTCGATCGCGTTCGCGTTCGGTCGACCGTTCGCGGAGATTGTGCTGACGTCCTCGCCCGGGTCGAGGTAGTAGACGGCGCCGGGCTCGAATTGTTCAAGCCGGCCTTCGCTGTCTTGCTGCTCCTCGGCTTCCCGGTTGGCGATCTCGAACTGGACCGAGTTCGACCGCTTCACAACGGCCGACAGGCTCGCCGCGACCTTCGCCGCGATCATCTCGATCTGGATGAACTCGTCGACGTCCTCGATCGAATTGAAACAGGGGGCGAGCTGGGGAACGCCGCGCCATTGCTCCGGGCGCATACGGTGGAAGAAGAGCTGAAAATTCTCGGCCGGGATCTCCTTCAGGTCGGAGAGGGTCCCGTTCACTCGGGTCCCGATCTTGTAGTGGGTCGGGCGCCCGACCTTGTCGACGATCACGCCGTTCTTGTCCGGGCTCGTGCTGGTCATGAAGCCGACGGGGGCGTCTCCGATCCGGGAGCCGTCGAAGACCTGAAGCTGGCCGGAGCGCGTCTTCAGGACGCCGATGTCGCCGAAGATCAAGGGGGAGCTGGCGAGCTGCTGCTGGAGGCCCTGCATCGTCATCGTCCCCGTGACGGTCGGGTCGTCGGCCCACTCCTCCCAGAGGTCGGCCAGTTTGTCGTTGAAAGTCTCCGACGCGGTCGTCGCTTGTGGGAGGATCCCGGAGCCGACGACGTCGGTCTCCTTCAGGGAGCAGATCGACTTCACGATCGGGTTGTTCCGCTTCATGTCCAGAAGCGCCGCGACCATCTTGTCGCGATCGTAGGGGTCGAGCTCGAACTCCTCCGAGCGGATCAGGCCGGTCCCGAGGATGTTCTTCCGGTAGCGGGAGGTCTTGACGGCGTCGTAGCCGAACGCGTAGCGCGCGGCGGTCTTGAGTCGGCCCCAGAGGCTCGTCTGGTTGTTGGTCATCATCCCCACGTCCTGAAGTTCATCCGGTTCTTCCCTTTGGCCTTGTAGGTCGTGGAGCGGAGCAGGATCTCGCGCGTCAGGCGCTCGACCTCGTTCCAGATCCGCGTCCTGTCGGCGTAGGTGAATTGACGCTCGCCGAGCATGTAGGACGAGGTCGGGGACTCGCTGACGGCCGTGTAGGCCGTGACAAGGTTGTCTCGGATCGTGACAAGATCCGCGACGCTGATCTGCTCCGTCGCCATCGCTACAGGAGCCCGAGCGTCTACATCAGGGGGCGTTCGCGCGCTCCTTCATGACGATCCCCGGGTACTGCCGGGCGACCTTCTCGGCCGACTTGAAGCATCCCCGGGCCATCGCCTGCTCGAAGTTGTTCGCCCTCCGGGCCATCGCGGAGCGGATCGCGAAGTCGCCCCGGGCGTTCTTGTTCAGGAGGACGTAGTTCGCCGTGTGGAGCTTGATCGCGTACTTCCCGAGGCCGACCGTGATCTCCTGCCCGGTGTTCGTGCTGTTCGTCTCGTACTCGCCGCCCTGCGCGCTGATCGCCTTGTTCAGGCTGGTCCCGCTCTTGAAGCGGCCGGTGAAGAGCCCGGCCTTCCGGGCCACGACCAGCCAGACGGCCTTCGCGGACCAGACCCGCTCTTTCGCTCGCTTCTTGTAGAACTGGAGGCGCTTCTGGATCTGCTTGAAGATGGCGGGCCCGTAGTAGTTCGTCGTCTTGTACCACTTGCCGTTTAGCTTGACGAAGGGGATCAGCTTCCCGCCGGTGTTCGGGTTGACGCCTTTATTCGCCCCAGAGGCCGGCCGGCGCTTCAGGGTGTAGCGCTCGTCGATGTCCTTCGTGCTCGCCTTGTTGGTCATGTCGGCCGCCGTGGCGAGCGTGGTCGCCGCCTCCCCGCGGATGATCTGCTTCGTCCCGAAGCCGTTCTTCTTCGCCGCCGCGACGAGGTCGCCCATGAAGCGATTGTAGTCGCGGACGTCGACGCCGATGTCTCTCCCTCCTCCGGGTCCTCCAGCCATGCAGGAGCCCGAGCGTCTACTTCTTCCAGAAGCCCGAGCGCGGTCTCTGGCGCTTCGGGGCCTTCTTCGCTGGCCGCTTCTTCGGGCCCTTCTCCTTCCGGATGATGGAACCGCCGAGGCCGAAGACATGGGAGAGGCAGAGGATGTAGGTCTCACAGTCGAAGTAGTGGTCCTGCCTGTGGCCCTCGACCTGCCAGTCGAGAATCACGCGGCCCCGCTTGTCCACTTTCTCGACGAGGTTCGTCGACAGCATCTGCCGCGTGTAGTCGCCGTCGACCTCCCGGTAGACGAACCAGTCCTTCCGCTCGCCGTTCCGCCGCTTGACGAGCTCGGCCTTCCACGTCCCCGAGTTGACGTGGAGGAGATTGATCTCGGCGCCGCTGACCTGCTTCGTCTGGTTGGCCGCGAAGGGGTCGAGCTGGCTCATCCGGTAGGAGGTCTGGAGCCTGTCCCAGCCCTTGATCGCGAACCAGAACGGGCGCCGGGCGTGGACCTCCTCGTAGATCTCCTGCGTCCGGAAGCCGCTGTCGACGCATCCGTAGCTGGCGCCGTAATTCTCCGCGAGGGTCTCGAGGTCGTCGAACGTGGGCGCCGTGCCGTGGTCGATCAGGTAGCTCGTCCCGTCCGGCTCGAAGCCGCGGACGACCCAGAAGAAGGTCGAGCGCTGGACGTCGACGCCGATGATCCGGTACTGGCCCCGGGCCTCGCCGCGCTCGTAGTCCCCCTCGAGAGCCTTGAAGCGCTCCGGGTCGATCTTGCTCTCCTGCTGCTGGTACGGTTCGGCGAGCCAGCCGTTCACGAAGGTCGACAGGGCGCCGGGGTCGAGCGAGCTCTTCAGGTACTCGACCGCCGCGCGGCCGAAGGTGATCGTCGGGCTGTAGAGGCTGTTCAGGTGGTAGGATCTGAAGCCGGCCTCCGCGGTCGTGGATCCGGCGACCCACTTCCCCCGCTTCAACATCCGGAGCTTGTGGTGATCCTTCAGCTCGGCCTGACAATTCTCGCAGACGTAGACCGTCGTCGACTGGACCCGGCCGAGATCGTAGCCGCCGCCCTCGAGCTTCGCCTTCGGATCCCAGCGGAGGTTCAGCTCCCCCTTGTCGTCCCAGAGACGGAGGACGATCTGCGCGTCGCACTCCGGGCAGGGGAGGTAGAAGCGCCGGCGGTCGCCGGTCTGGAACTCGTCCCAGATCCCGCCGGTCTTCTCGATCGGGGTCGAGCTCTGGAGGATCTTGTAGTCGTGGCGGCCCTTGATTCTGTCGAGGCACTCGCGCCGGGTCGCCGAGGGGATCACGTCGATCTCGTCGAGGCAGAGGGCGCTGACCGGGTAGCTCCGGACGTTCGCCGAGGAGCCGGCGCCGACGAGGTGCATCGTCGACCGGGCGAACTCCTGCTTCGTCAGGTTGAAGCGGTCCGTGTCCTCGTCGCCCTTCAGGTCCTTCGGGATCTGCTCGGCCAGCGGAGGAGCGTCCCGGCAGAACGGGAGCCAGCGCTCGGCGGCGAAGGCTTTACAGAGGAGGACGTTCGGGAAGACCCAGAGGATCGCCTTCGGGTTGTCCTGACAAATTACCCACGCGAGCGAGACGTAGAAGGTCGTCGTCTTCGAGGTCTGGGATCCCCAGCAGAGCGAGATCCGCTTCACGGTCGGGTCGGCGATCGCGTCGAGGACCTCGCGGACGTAGGGGTGGAGCCGGGTCGAGTACGGGCCCGGGTTCTCCGTGATCCGGGGCGAGAGCGTCAGGTTCGCCTCGGCCCACTTGACCGGGGACGGCCGGGGCCTGACCTCGAGGAAGCTCGCGGCGTAGGCTTCGAGGTCCGTCACGTCTTCGCCTTCTTTTTCTTCGCCGCCTTCTTCTTCGTTGGCGCCTTCTTCGGTTTCTTCCGGACCTCCTTCTGGACGAGCTGGAGGATCTTGTCGAGAGCGTAGCGGATCGCCTCCTCGGCCATCAGCGGGTCGGCCGGGTTGGCCTGAACCGCGGCGGCCTTCGGGACGCCCTCGATCAATTCTCGAAGCGGGTGGAGGACCTTCCGGATCGCGTCCCGGGCGTCCTCGATCGGGACGAGCCCCTTCTGCTTCTGCTCGAGCTCGAGCTCTCGGAGCTTCCGGATCGCGTCCTCCTTCCCGGCCTGCGCGTTCAACAACTTCATCCGGAGCTTCTTCACGTCGTCCGACGCGTTCTCCTCGTTCAGATGGTGGAGGGCCTCCTCGGCCCGATGCTCGAGGAACTCGGTCCACGCGTCCAGATCCATCTCGGCCGGGCCGCCGTGTCGGTCCCGAAGGAGCCAGACCGTCTTCCGGGCGATCCCGAGCTGCTCGGCGAGAGCCGTCCACGTCTTGATCAAAGCCACGCCGGACCCTCGGCCGGCAACGGGCCGAAGTCAAGCCGCGGCCGACGCCGATCAGACGACGACAGACGACCAGCTTCAACGGCGCGAGGTTGGCGCGAGACGCGAGAAGCCGCGCGAGAGGTCTCGCTTCAGGGCGACCCCCCTCGGCTTCAGGGCGACCCCGTTCCGGGCCTTCCCGGGCCGTTCGTGCTCGACGTTACAGACCATTTTTGAAAAAGTTTTTACGAAAAAGAAGCCCCGCGTCCGCGC